CGTACCCGTCAGTCAAGATCACGCAGCACTCGGGCTTCATGTTCTTCGCTTTGATGTAGTCAATGATGCAGGTCGGACTGGTACCTCCCCCACCTCGCGGCTTCGTGCTACCTAGCAGCCGATCAAAGTCTTGCCGCTCGTACTTCTCGTGCTGGCACACGACCGTATCCCAATAGAACAGGTCGATACCCTCGGGCTTGACTGCATCGCAGATAGACTTCAACTCACCAAGGAACTGCGCGATCTGCTCACCATCGATGGACCCCGATGTGTCCACGGCAACAACGATCCGACCGACCGCCGTGCTGATACTGGATGGCATGTAAACATCTTGCCCGATCCACCTACGGGCTGGGCGTCTCCAAGTACTCTCGTCACGATCCGCGCAGACAGACTTCACGAACTCACGCATGGCCTCGCGCCAGTCCACCTTCGGAGTGAGCGCATCAGTAACCTCACGCGGCACGTTGCCGTTCATCTTGCCAGCCAGTATCGCGCCCTGTCGCAACGCTTGGTCGATGTCTTTAGCCAGAGCCTCCTTCTCTTCGGCAGTCATGCTATCGCTGGACTCCCAGTCATGGTCATCCAACCCACCACCCGACTCACCGTCACCCGACTCGTTCGACTGGTTCTCTTGCTTGAGGATCTTGTAAACAGTGTTTGCATCCATGCCACGGAACCGCTCGGCAAGGCACCCACCCTCGGGCAACTTCACGAACTTACCTTCCTTGTCCGCGTCGTAGATCATCAAGTTAATCACGTAGTCACAGGCCATGTTCGCAAGGCGCGGGTTCTCCTTCCACAGTTCTTTCCATATCTCCATGTGGCGGAACGCCTTGTGCTTGTTCTCGTGCAGGATCAACCCACGCAACTCCTGCTCAGTCAGTTTGTCCACGAACTTGCGCCCGTACTTCACATCGCGCCCATTGGTACAGGCAGTCGGAACGTCCTCGACCACCTCAGTCTTACCGATCATGAACACGCCAGAGAACAGGCAATACTTCGGGTCGTTCATCAACGCTACGTGCGCTCGCTGCACACGTTGTTCAGCAGTTAGTTTCGTCATGTTGCACTCCGGTTTGTATAAACATGTTTATTAGAAGAGCCAAGCGTGTCCGAGTGCCCAGTCCTTGAAATCCTTGTTAGTCACACAGAACGCCTGCTTGTCCGACTTCATCACGGACTTGGCGAAGAGAGCCTGCCACTCCTTGTCCATACGTTGTACGTACACCATCCACTTAGATAGCGTGTCCTTCTGGACTCGTGCGATAGCACTGAACACGCAGATACACCGTGCGATGGTATCGTCGGGCAACTTGGCAGTACTCGGGCTTGCGATGATGGCATCCCACGTAGGCAACTTGTCCACCACCGTGAAGAACGCCTGCATGTCACGCGCAGCAGACTCACCGATCACACCCGTCAACATACTGACGGTCAACGCATCACCCAGTGACTCCCTACGCTTGGCGATGTAACTCGCCTTCTCCAGACTACGTGGCGTGACAACTGCACCCTGCCCAGACTTACCCGGACGGTTGATATACGGGTTGTCTCGTTGCGCCGGGTCATCCCCCGCTGCCATACAGTGTGGGAACTGCTTGACCCACGCGATAATCTCGGGCGCGATGTCGTTACTCAACGCATAGTTCTCGATCCACTCGTCGGCATCTGGCTTGCGGATACGTACCGCACATACACGGTTGCGCTGGTGGGGCTGCAACAGGTCGCCCAGATTCTCCACGCCCAAGTTAGTGGTACCGAACACGACGCTACCCTCGGGCAAGTAGTGATCACCGATCCGACCCTCGTTCATCAGTGTCATCAGCACGTTCTTCACCGATGACATAGCCTTGCCGATCTCGTCCAGCATGATGACCACAGGCTGACCTTCGTGCATACGGAACCGGGCATTGGGCGCAAACCTAGTCACCCGCATCCCGTTTTCCTCGACCGTGTACGGCAACGCGAAGTCACCCAAGTCAAGCAACGTACAGTCGATGTACGCCGGAAGATGTGTAGACAGGTGTTTACTAATCACCTTGAGCATGGCCGACTTGCCAATACCCATCTCACCCTCGCCTATCAAGCACACCTCATGACCGACCTCGGCCACGGCACGGGCGAACTCTTGCAGGGATACAGTCTTACCAAAGTTAATTACAGACATGATGCACTCCGTTGTTGGTTATCTAACTGTTAGACATATTATAAGTGAACTGATCTACTAAGTCAAGGATTTGTCAGCGCGATGTTTTCAAACAACTTACCCTCTGGCATACGCATGTCGATGTGATACACCTCCGGCTCTTGGTCATCGTGCATCCGGTACGCCGCCCGCTTGAACGCATCAACGTCGAACTTGTGGTCCATCCCCGTCACAGCAGGCCGAGACTCGATGTTGTTGCACCGATACAGAACCTTCAGCATGAAGTAAGGCAGCATCTCGTCCATGGGATCCGTCATGTCCTGTATGGATAGCGGTACGTGCATGGCGTGTCGCGTGTCTCTTAGTTTCGTTTGTTGGGTACCCACTACCCGTAACGCTTGCGTGTAGGCTTCTTCGCGGAAGGCATGGTTGATCCAGCCATCGGACAACTTCAGCATGGTCGTGCCGTACTCGATCAACTTGTGCAGTCGGCCCCGTAACTCCTTCGCTCGCTTGCGATTCACACACTTCACAGGCACAGGCTCGATGCGTGCAAGCATCCTGTCGTTCTCGTCGTAATCAATAAACATCTGTTTATAAATCGGATACCAGCCAGCGCTTTTCAACCCGTGCGCCTCGTGCAGATACAGCCACAGGGCACCCTTCGCTTTGCCACATGAAATGTGATGTGGACTGAACTTAGTGATGAACTTGCTAGTGTATGTAGTTATCCAGTTCCCGTATGCAAGTGTCAGTCGGTCGGGTTCATGGATCACACAGTCGGTGTCGTACAGACGGTACGCGTACTTGTTCTCATCCAACTTGACGACCGTTTCCCAGTCACGCCGACGCTTATCAGCCGGACGGATATCTACACTGCGCCCACGGATGGGCATCGTGATCTCGTAGCGGTCCTTCACTGCTTGGTAATGCGGGTTCATTGCACTGTCTCCTCGAAAAGGTCTAGTTGTTGGTTCTGCCCGATCAATGTCTGCAACGCGGGCCTATCCCACGGTCGCTGCTCTCCGAAATACGTAAAGCCTTGGTTCAGTATCTCCAGTATCCCATCTAGGGCTTCACGCGGCTCGGCTACCGCCAGTTGTTTCAACTGCTCGATCAAGTAGTCGTTCGCCATGCGCTCCTGCGTGTACAGTTCTTCCAGCACCTCGATCTCGTCGGGTTCATACCTAGCCTCACCTTCGCCCTCGATGTCCCAGATTTGGCTGCTCATCTCACACCTCCTTACGCTGGTTGTCGATGATCTCGATGGCTTCACGCAGGAGTAACTCCAACTCGCTGATGCGTGACTCCAAGTCCCTAATCTGCTGATCCCGCATACCTATGACACGATGCAGCAGTTGTTCATGCTTCTCGTCCTCGGTCATCTCACACCCCCATGCTTGGCAAACTCTTCTTGAAGCGCCCTGACCTTGCGGATGTGCAGGATCAAAAGGGCTTCGGCCATGATCAGTTGGATTTCTAACTCTTTCACTTCACACCTCTTTCTGTTCTAGCGCGATACGTTCAGCGGCAATTAACAACAACATTTTTAGAGCGATGTTGTCTTGGCTTTCGCTGGCTTTTTTAAGTACCTCAATCAACTCTTTGTCAGTCATCTTCGCACTCCTGTAAACATGTGTTTATGAATCACTTCACTCAACCGGCCAGACATACGGCATATCCGGCCCCTCGCTCCACCCGAACTGGGCGTAGAACGTAGGGTCTTTTCTCAACAGGTTCGACCTATGTGACGCATGGACAGGCTCATGACCTAGCCATGCCGGGGGATGTGGATCAGCGCCAATTTCTTGACAGTAATCTATGACATGCAGGAAGAACGGCTCCATGCTGTCCTTGTACCCACGCCGCTGCCACTCACGGCACATAGCCAACCCGTACCGAGCCAACTCCTGCCTGTGACCTCGCCACATTTTAGTCGCGGGATGATTCCGCCACCCTCCGGTGGTCTTGGGCATAGCAAGTAGGATCTGCTTGGTCTCGACCCGCTGCTTGCCGAGCCTTCGGTAATCCAGTACCCGTGCAGAGTCCGCATAGGACGGATACGGTAGGAATGTTTGCATGGTTAGGCTCCCTTCACGTTGGGCATGACTTGTTCTATTCGGTACCGAATCCAATCCGGCGACTCGGCTGCATTGGCGTAGACCTTCTGTAGTACCAACTCCAACTCTTGCACCCGCATCTCAGCCATACGTTGCCGGTGTTTAGCAAAAACAACTTCATTCTGTTCTGCGCTATTGGTCACGGTCTGCCTCGCGCCGTATTCGCCTGTATCTACACTCATCTCACACCTCCCTCATCCGGTAGCGAACCTCTGAAGCACAGGGGCCGCAGTAAAAAGCGCGAAAAGCCGGACCGTTCAAATCTGCCCACATAGTTTCAATCGGTTGGAATCGGTTGCAATTGTTGCAAAGCAAATACCGCTCGCTGTCACGCTCCGGTCTGATCGGTCCGACTTGTTTGAGTTCTTTTTGAATCATCGTTGCACTCCTGTAAACATGTGTTTATGAATTGATGTCTGTCCCGTCTAGCCACACCTCGATACCCGTACCGCTCCATGCGGTATCCCTCGCGTCCTTGTCATACGGGTGCTTGAACTCGTCACGCTTCGCGTAGATATGCCAATCCTTGCCGGTCATCCGTAGTTGCTTGGCTTTGCCGTAGTCGTACCCGTACAACATGGTTCGGGGAGGCAATTTGATTGTCTTGGTCACCTGTAGAACCCTCCCTTGTTGTTGATACCTTTTAGATCCTCGCGGTTGGTCACCACGATGTAATTGCTCTTGTGCATCGGTACGATGGTCCGACGCTTTGGCGGGTGAGCGCACTCGCTTCGCATACATATCGTGTATCCCAGTTCCCACCTTGCCGGATTCACCGAACTACCGCACTTCACGCATTTGAAATCAGAATCCATGACACTCTCCTGTAAACATGTGTTTATAAAACAAGGTAGGCTCGTCAAAATAAAAACGCGTTTTCTGTATGATGGCAAGTGTGCAGCCAGTCCCGAGGAAGTAGGAAATATTGTATTGGAAAATGCTTTGTAAGTCAAGGGTTTACGACGCTAAATGTCATCGAGTGCAGCAAATGTAGCGTTTTGGAGCGGTTTGGCAAAATCGGGTCCCGGTATCTGCTCATCAAAATAAAAACGCGTTTAAAATTTAAAAAACGATTTTGGGGGGCGTATATAAAAATAGTGTTTCTCTGCACTTTATATAAAAAACGGTTACTAATTCTAATAAAATCATGAACTTAGGCTGTGTAGCTCATACTGCAACCGAAGTACACTGGCTGCACGCGATGTGTCGAAATGAATAGCGTTCTGGGCTACTAATTTTCTGTGCAGGGGCTTGACGGAACCCGGTTTGATACGATACGCTGCGAACAGCGCGTATCGGTTGTTGAAGCCCGCCGAGAACCCACCAGCCTACCGATAAACACCTGTTTATAATTCGATGCGCGACGATCTGCTTCTACAGGCATGATAGTTCGGGCCAAAAAATAACCCGCACCTTTCGGTGCGGGTCACTCGCCGGGTGGGTTACTTGTTCACGTACTTCAGCGCGGCTTCCAGATGGCCGATGACTGGCCCGATATCGAATGATGCGCCTTCGGACTTCTGGCACGCTTTGATGAGTGCGGCCAGTTCCTCGTTCATGCGCGTTTTTAGATCACGCGGCGCTGTCGGCCCCTTGTCGCTATCTTGGGGGAACGCGTAGTCCATCACGCGTCCGAAGTACACCGAGCCTTTACCGCGCACGGTTTTCTTACCTTCGTTGATCGCGCTCCATGCGGCCTGTTGGTCGGCGCTCGCCGCGTTCCAATCCTTCGAACCTTTGCGCGGTAACTCGGCATTGATCACGCGCATAGCCTCATCACCCATGGCCGGATAAATCACCTCGGCAAGGAATTGTGGCCGAACCGCCTCCAATGCCTCGCGGCTCGCGTACTCGGCCCGAACCGCTGCACCCGCGTCCAGCCACTTGCGCTCTGCCTTATTCTCGCAGCCGATAGCATCGACGATGGCCTTCTTAATAGTCGCGTTAATCATGGTGTGTTCACTCCGTGTTATCGGTGCGGCCCGTTGCCTCACCGTGTGACTATATAGTCTCACAATATGGGGAGAATGTCAACTATTCGAGGATTTATAAACAGTGTTTACACAACCCCACCCGTACCCGACCCACCCAAATGCAGTTAGGAGTCCCGCGCTCCTCTATGCTCTGTGATCCGCTCAAACGATTTCGCATTTTCGGCACAAGACCCCCCACCCCTGTATATATAAACACCCCCCGGTATCTTGTTTGGGTCCCCTACAACCGGCCTAGATATATTTGTATTTCCTAGGAATATTCGTATACTCCGCGCAATGCCAGTCGTTGTAACACCAGAACTGGGAATACCGTTCCCTTTCGATACCACGCCGGAAGAACTACACAACTTTCGTGCAAAAGCCGAGGCTATGCTAAACACGGTCGAGGAGTTGGAACGCAACGGGTTGCAGGTAGAGGTTACGCAGGGTGACCGGATCCAGTCTCACGGGATGATGCTGGAAGAAACAATTCCGTCTCCAAAGAACGTAACCCCCGCCGCAATCAAACATCTCAACGCCATAATCTCGGAATATGACCGAGAGGTACTGGATGTACACCGCAGGCTGCGTAACTACGTCACCAACAAACTAGTACTGGACTCCACTGATCCAGATCCTAGGACCCGCCTGAAGGCGCTTGAACTGCTTGGCAAGATTGGTGGAGTTGGACTGTTCACAGACCGCATTGATGTGACCGTAACCCACCGCACCGTTAAAGATATTGAGACAGAACTGCGGAAAACCTTGGAACTCTACGAAGGCGAGTACACCGACGTTACTAACCCCACGCCAAAAAGCCTTGCCGAAATCGACCTCGATGCAGAACTAGGTACCGGAAGTGGATCCGAAACTGCTGCTTGAACTGGAAGCGAAGCTTCCTACCCTGCCCCCTGAAGTACAGCAAAAGGTTGGGCAACTTCTTGCAGAAGCAAGAAAGGTCGGGACGCAAGAAAAAGCCAAAAACGACTTCATGGCCTACGTGAAATACGTATGGCCTAACTTTATCCACGGGCGTCACCACGAGAAAATGGCTCGGGCTTTTGAGAAGGTTGCCGAAGGCAAGGTGAAACGCCTGATTATCAACATGCCACCTCGCCACACGAAGTCGGAATTCGCTTCGTACCTGCTTCCCAGTTGGTTTTTGGGGCGGTTTCCGGACAAGAAAATCATCCAGACATCCCATACCGCAGAACTTGCCGTGGGTTTCGGTCGAAAAGTCAGAAACTTGGTAGATTCTGACCGGTATAAGGACGTATTTCCGCAGGTTGCGTTGCAGGCTGACTCAAAAGCGGCAGGTAGATGGGCTACAAACTATGCCGGAGAGTACTTCGCTATCGGTGTTGGCGGTGCTGTGACCGGTAAGGGTGCCGATCTTCTCATTATTGACGACCCGCACAGCGAGCAAGAGGCCACACTGGCCGAAACTAACTCGGATATTTACGACAAAACCTACGAATGGTACACCTCCGGACCTCGGCAGCGTCTCCAGCCGGGCGGAGCCATCGTCATAGTCATGACTCGGTGGTCTAAAAAGGACCTAACTGGGCAAGTTTTGAAGGCTGCGACCCAGCGAAGCGGAGAAGAATGGGAAGTTATCGAATTTCCGGCGATTTTGCCCTCTGGAAAGTCACTTTGGCCTGAGTTTTGGCGTATTGAGGAGCTTGAAGCCCTCCGTCAGGAGCTTCCCAACGGGAAGTGGATGGCCCAGTACCAGCAGCAGCCCACCTCAGACGTATCGGCCATCATCAAACGCGAGTGGTGGAAGGTTTGGGAGAAGGATGACCCCCCATTTTGCAGTTATTTGATCCAGTCTTGGGACACCGCGTTCCTCAAATCAGAGCGTGCTGACTACTCGGCGTGTACTACGTGGGGGATATTTGAGCATCCGGACGACACTGGGAAGAACCAGTCGAACATTATCCTTCTAAATGCGTTCAAGAAGCGCATGGAGTTCCCCGAACTGAAGGAAACTGCCAATGAAGAGTACAAATACTGGAATCCGGACAGTCTGATCGTCGAAGCCAAAGCCGCCGGTAGCCCCCTCATATTTGAGCTTCGTGCCATGGGTATTCCGGTGCAGGAGTTCACCCCGTCCAAGGGAAACGACAAGATTGCCCGACTAAATGCCGTGGCGGATATGTTTGCTTCGGGGCGGGTATGGGTGCCAAGTACCCATTGGGCTGAAGAATTAGTGGAAGAAGTAGCAAGTTTTCCGTCAGGCGAGCATGATGACTTGGTAGACTCCATGACTCAAGCCCTGCTACGGTATCGGCAGGGCGGGTTTTTGCGTTTGGCTAGCGATGAGCCGGAACCCACACGCTACTTTAAGAGTAAGCGCGAAGGCTATTACTAGGAGAATTTAGATGGCCGTTGATAAAAGTTTGATGCAGGCTCCGATGGGTCTTGAGTCGCTGGCTCCCCCGGAACCGATTGAGATTATGATCGAAGACCCCGAGAGCGTGTCCATCGGCGTAGATGGAATGGTCATTGATTTGGTGAAAGACGAGCCTCGTGCGGATGACTTCAACGCCAACCTTGCCGAGTACATGAATGAAGGCGAGTTGCAGAGCCTCGCGGGTGAATTGATCGGCCACTACGAGCAGGATCTGGCGAGCCGCAAGGACTGGCTCGACACCTATATTAAAGGACTGAAGATTCTTGGTATCCGGTACGAGGAGCGTACTGAGCCGTGGCCGGGCGCGTGTGGTGTGTTCCACCCACTTCTGATGGAGAGTGCGGTCAAGTTCCAATCTGAAACGATTATGGAGACTTTCCCCGCGATGGGGCCGGTCAAGACCAAGATTATCGGCAAGGAGACCCCGGAGAAGAAAGACTCTGCCATTCGTGTCGCTGATGACATGAATTATCAGTTGACCGAGGTGATGAAGGAGTACCGCCCGGAACATGAGCGGCTCTTGCTCTCGCTGGCCCTCGCGGGTAATGCGTTCAAGAAGGTGTACTTCGACCCGAGCCTTGATCGACAGACTGCGGTCTACATCCCTGCTGAAGATATTATCGTGCCGTATGGTGCGTCTAATTTGGAGGCTGCTGACCGAGTTACGCACCGGATGCGTAAGACAAAGAATGAACTGATCAAACTGCAATATGCAGGCTTCTACCGCGATGTGGACCTTGGCGAACCGATGCGGGTCATGGATGAGGTGGAGAAGCAGAAAGCGGAGGATCAAGGGTTTTCTGCCAGCATGGATGATCGGTTCCAGTTGCTGGAGATGCACGCGAATATTGATCTACCGGGGTATCCGGACGTTGATGACGACAATAACGAGACAGGAATTGCACTACCGTATGTAGTCACGATTGAAAAAGGAACGGGGACGATTCTGGCGATACGTCGGAATTGGCGAGAAGATGACAAGCTCAAAGCACGACGACAGCACTTTGTCCATTACGGGTATATCCCCGGCTTTGGCTTTTATTATTTCGGACTTATACACCTTATCGGCGGACACTCTAAAGCGGCAACCTCCCTCCTTCGCCAACTTGTCGATGCAGGAACTCTTAGCAATCTTCCGGGTGGTC